AGAACTGCAGCCGAAGCGACAGTCTTTGCCAGCATAACTTTAATTTGATTCATTTTCAATTTCTTCAAGGGCTTCAACAAGCAGTTCATCAAGGTCAAGTTCTTCATTGCAGAAGTCGCATAGCGCAGCATAAGCAGCTTCGCTTACGTTGGTGATTGGACCAAGCTCATGGTCATGCCAATCGGTAAAGCCACATGACTTGATAATATCAAAGCATTCGTGGTAGTAGATTACCGAGTTGTCAATTTCAATGTGAAGTTGCTCACGCAGTTGGTCGGTGTCAACTTCGTTGCCGTGACGCACTTCCCAAGAGATGTGGTCTTTCAGGGCATCTTGCTTACGAGTAAGCCATTCATACTTGTTAAACATAATTGATTGGTTTTAATTATACCCAAATGTGCGGTGACTTTTCGGAATAAAAAAGTGATTATCAATAAAGAACGATTTGATTCACAACTTGACCGAAAAAGAAAAGAGGGCTATTTGCCCTCCTTCCACTTGGCGTAGCAGATTGCTAACGCCTGTTCTGTTGATTCAGCTTCGCCTGACGTTACCTCCATACAACGCTGGATGTAGTCGGCCTGCTTCTCACCGGCTTTGGGTTCTGGTATTGGCATAGAAAATACATTTGGATTTAGGCACACGATAGAACTCATCCAAGCCATTGCGCTCGGTGGTTGCTATTGTCTTGATTTCACGGTACTCCTCCTTGTAGATTTCATATGAGTGAGCAATCAGTATGGCTTCGGTTTCTGCACACACAATAGCATACCAGAAGTCACCGTACTTTTTCTTCCTGCCCAAGAAGCTGACCGAATCAAACTTGAACGAGGCCTCATCGGTGAACGGGTAGCCGTGCTTCACCTCTACCTCAAAGCTCATCAGCTTGTCGGCTTTGGTGTCCAGCACCACGATGTCCACCTTGTAGTCCTCCTTTTCCTTGTCAATGATGGTGAACCTTGTGCCGTATGATTGCAGCCAGCGCACAAGCACCTCCTTGCCCCAATCATCATTGCGGTCGTAGGATGCTTGCACGAACTTTCTGGCGTTATACTTCATACGCTGCGTGGAGTTCCGTGAGGTTGTTTATCCACTTTGCCCACAACTTGGGTGAGCAGGTGCATGGCACTACATACTTATGGCGGAACACCCGTGCGTGAATCTTGGCTATCTGCTCACGCTGCACGTAGGTGAGCTTGCGTTGCCCGATGATGGTGCCGATGAACTCGTACTCCTCCTTTGTCAAGCACTCTGGGTTGTGGATAGGGAATAGCTTGTTGAGCTTCTCCTTACGGGCATCGCATCCGCAGTCAACGCCTGTTGCTTCGCTAAACCATTCAACTGCTGCTTTGATGCCGGTTGCTTCGGTGATGTTTTCAATCACATCCCCCAGACCTTTCGGCTTCCTTCCACGCTTGGTAGGTTTCTTCGGTTCGTTCTCGGAGTTCATCTTTTGCTATTTTTAGGGTGTTGCGTAATGAATCACGGCTGATGTTTGTGCCTCTGGCAAGTGCGCTGACCGAGTAGTCCATTGATAGTTTAAGGACTTCTCTGTCGTACCAGCGCAAGGCATCAACCTCATCGGTGACGTTCTTTAATAGGTTCTCATAAGCGAGGTCTTCCTCTATGGGGTATCGCTCATCTGTTGCTTGCAGCCATTCATCCAGCTCAAGGATGTCACCGAAGGATATCTTCTGGTGCTTCTGCTTGGCGGTTGCCAGCTTGATACATAGGTTCACGCAGGCTCGGTATACGAAGAAGAAGTTGACCTTGCCATCTTGGGCGAAGTGTGTCTTGCCTTCTGCCTGTAGGAGCAGCAGCCGAAGGAACACCTCCTGCACTACATCCTCTGCCAGCTCATAATCTCCAGCGTAACCCTTGATGAAGTTCACCAGCTTTCTGCGGTTCTCTATGTAGAATGCTTCAATCAAACCAAGTAAACTCAACAAGCACTATACCAAGTGCTATCTGGACATTGTGTTCCGTTTCTTGCTCATCAAGGTATTCTGTTTTAGACCAGTTTCCTCCGAGCATAATGCCATAGATAGGGTAGATGCCTATGTTAAAATTCATCAAATGTCTTTTTCAGGGTTAAATATAGTTCTTTATATTTAATTAACTCGGTTACAATTTCGTTAAGCCTTTTGATTTCATCCTCAAGGGACTTGATATCTACGGCATCCAGAACCTCAATCGGGTACTCATCACGAATCTCGCAGGCTACTTTGTACGCCCATCGGTAGTCTTTGTAATTGAGTCTTGATTTGTGTTCTTTCTGGGCGTGTACTACGGTGGAATGGTCACGGTCAAGGATTGAGCCAAGCTCCATCAGCGTAGCCTTATGGCGGTAGGCGTTGATGAATGCGCCTCTTGCAAGCGTGTATTCTCTTTTGCGTGTGTCCTTGTCATCAAGTCCAAGACGTGCCATCAGAGCGTTCTTCGCTCGCTTCATTTGTTGTAGTTCAAAGGCTCTCATTTGCATTTGCAGAGTGTTGCTCTGCCCTCTTTTTTGGTTTCTATTATTTTGGTGATTGGTACTTCAAAGTGCTTGTGGTCGGATAGCCTCTTGAATTTAAAGAAGCTGCACCACTCCACAAGTTTGTCTTGGTAGTCTTGGATGATTTGGTAGTCCAAGCAGATGTAGTCAACGCCATCCACACGGAAGCACTCGTACTGCTGAAATGGAGAGAATATCTGCTTCATAGGTTGTCCTCAATAATACGTTGCAGTCGCTCTATCTCCATCACCATCTCCTCATTATTGATGCGGAGTTGAGCGTTGGCGAGCATCACCTCGTTGAGTTTGCGGTTAGCAAACAATCGGTAGTCAATAAACTGCTGAAGAAGCTGGTCTGCGTTGTGGCAGTTCATAACGTGGTCAAGAAGTTCATCCTGTATCTCACGCCCTTTGGACTTGTCTGCTGCTTGATGGGCAAGCCATATAGCCGTACCCGAAAGCATCAACTGCTTCTCCCTAATGTACAGGTCGTGGAGTTCTTCAGAAGGGTACATCATCTGGGCTTATTAGTGGTGTGGGTTCATCCTTTGTTTGCGTCAACAAATTACGCCCATTTATTTTGAATCCTACGTTACCAATCATTGATTGCATAACGACAGGTGAGTCGTATGGCGTTACACGGCCTCCCGTTTCCATCTCCTTAACCTTACGCACGTGAACGTGAGTATAGACCCAATCGGTTTCGTGAGCCGAGTACCTGTGAAATACGATTACGGCATCAGCACGATTTTGCCACTTACCCCCTCCTTCAATGTCTGATGCCATTGGAGGCATCGGGTGGCCTTCGTATGGGTGTCCTTTGTAGTGTACTCGCCTTTGAGCTTCAGATACAGGGTGGGTGCTTACAATGGTGGTGATAGCATTCTTGTGAGCAAACACCCGAATGGCGGATGCTACCTCGTAGTGGTATTCGTGCATTCCCGTTTTGCCAAGTTTCTTTTGGTCGGTGGTCAGCGAGTTGTATGGGTCAATCAATGCGCCCGTGTAGTCCCATTCATTCTTGATGGACTCCATCACCTCAATGAGGTCAAATGCATTAAATAGTCTGTTGCCGTCAATGAATTGGAAGTACTCGTTTATCCAATCCAACTTGCGGTGCATCGTGAGTTCATCAATTCCTTGAATAGGTTTGCATACCATAAACTCAATGAGCTTACGCTTGAGCGATGCGACCTCGTTCTCTGCCGAGTAGATGAGCCACTTCTTGCCCATATTGTAGGACTGAAGAAGCATCAGGTACATCAGCGTGTGGGTCTTGCCCACGTTGGCGTGGCCTGTGACTACGATGAACTCGCCATCTTTAAAGCGAACGTACTCATCAAGTTCGTAGACACCGAGCTTGCCAGTGTCAAAGTATTTACCCTTCAACGCCCTTTGAAGGTAGGGAAGCGAGGCTTCGTTTGGTAGTAAGTCTGGATGTTTCATATTCTGATTGGTGATGCTAATATACAAACATTAATGAAATAAAAAAGCCTCCCGAAGGAGGCTCTTACGCAACGCCCGAAGAAACCAATCAGAACGGGCTATCGTTGCGTGAAGCAAAATGCTCTTGGTGAGTGGCGGTAGATTGGTTACCGTTCATCCACTCATTGAATGTTGCTGCGTTAGCCAAGATGGTATTCACATCGTGACCTGCGGCACAGGCGTATTCCACCGCAGCCTTCAAAGCTACTTGGCGGATAATGGAGGCGGAGCGGTCATCACCTGCCGTTCTTGATGCGGTGGCAAAGCTGCCTCCTGAACCTCCACTAAATCCACCGCCAAACGGCTTGTTGATTTTGATAGTACCCTTTTCGTTTTTGGTGTAGTCCACCTCATCGCCTACGGCATAAGATGGGGTTGGTGATTTGGCGAAGGCCGTTCCGAAGTCCCCGTTATCAAAGCGGAGTTCCAACTTGAACAGGTCTTGCCATTGCCCTTTCGGTGTGATGCTTACAATTTTAGCCATTGTTAGATTGGTTTTAAATGAATAGATGTGATTGCTGCTCCAATACTTCAACCTTCGCCTGTAGCTCGGTTACCTTTTCTTGGAGTGCTTTGATTTGCGCCTGCTGCACTTGCAGGGCTTGGGTGTAGGTTTCTTGAGAGAGTGATAGTGTCATTGTGATTGGTTTTTGTTTGAGCAAATATAATCAAGATTCTGAATCTACCACCCAACCCTCAAAAATAATTTCAGCGGTGTCCTTCGGTATTGCATCGGAGTGGGTCATCTTGATTCGGTTCACGTACTTGGGTGAATCATCCTTTATCCCTCCCCATTGCTTGAACGCATCAAGAGCGAACTTGATAGCCATCACGCTATTGTCCAAGTCGTAGCGGTAATTGACTCTGCACTTGATTTGCACGTTCTTCAGCTCGTACTTGTCGTACTCTTGCAGTTGGTGCAACACTTCACCGCAATGCTTCTCTTTGGCCTTTGCTCTTACTGTCCAATGCTTGGATGCGTAGAAGGCATTTAGGCTTGGTACTTTGCCTACGGTGACCTTGTAGGATGTTAGTCTGCCTGTTGGTAACCGCATTGGATGGCGAAGTGGTGGTCAAGCTTTGCTACCTCTGCGAGTAGCTCTTGCTCTTTGTATTTCGCCTGTTGGCGTTCAGCATATGAGTTGCCGCAGTTAGCGAACAGAGAAGCACACTCCTCAAGGATGAAGTCAATCTTTCTACGTTTGGCAGGGTTAGTATAGTACTGCATACTCAACTGATTTGACTTCGCTTGTTGTGCTTGTTGCTCGTTGCTCATCTTGGACTGATAGGTGGATTTGGCGTTCTAATTCAAACTCAAGGTGGGCAATTGCCTTCTTGATGTCTTGGGTGATGGGGTTGTTAGGCTTCTTGCCCGCCCTCATCAGGTAGGTGAGTGCAGTCCCGAGATTGTAGTTGTCGGGTTGGAAGTCCTGCACCACATCCTTCGCCTCTATCTGCTTCAGCTTGCCGATGTAGTAGGTTGGTGTCTTGCTCATTGTCTGATGGTTTACCCAAAGGTAAGTCATCCCAATACAAGAAGATGTAGTCGCTCACTATTTAGAATGATTAAAAATTAGCATAATCTATGCATAGGTACTTGCGTATGTCAAGATTATTTTGTTTTTTTTACAAGTTACTTGACTTACTTACTTGTTTTATCAAGTTATAACTTGACTTAACTACCAAGTAAGTCAACTTTTAACTTTACCAAGTACTTGAAAGAAAAAGAAACTTGACAAAGAAAAAGAAAGACCATTTCGTTGACGTCACCAAAATGATAAGTTGCGTTCTAACGCATCCAAATACCTCAAGGTAGGTCAGTATACCTTTTGAGGTATAAAACCTCCCTAAATGGCTTAAAAGGGCCTTAAACGGGTATATTTACTCCGTTAACTTATCTACCCAACGCTTGAACAGGTAGAGAATCAACAGAACCACCAACGCACCAAAGACCATCTGGTCGAAGTTCCAACCCTTTCGCTTTGGCTCTTTCGTGAGAATCTTGGTCTGTGTCACTCGGATGGTATCAGGCAAACACATCGCCTCAACCACGACCTTTCGGTCTATGTACTTGAGCTGCAGGCGCACCTTGTCTTGGTAGATGGTCGTGTCCTTTAGCACCTCCAGCGTGTCCAGCAGGTACTTTGTTTCGGTGACAATCACCGTGTCCTTGACAATCACACTCTGCAGGATAGGTTGCGCAGTACGGCATCCGCTAACTGCCGCAAGAATCGCAGCCGTCAGGATTGTCAATGTTACAGGTCGGTTGAGGCGCTTCCTCAAGTTGGTTAAGCCATTCATCAAAAGGGGAGGTATTTGGTTTTGCCATTGACTTTTACTGCCTTTAGTTTTTGTTTTCGGTTGTTGCTCGCATAGCTGACGTGAACCCAAGCAGGTGCATCTGCCGTGCCAAACTCCCAAATGAGCTGGTCGTAGTCCACATTGTCAGCAATCCAGTTAAATAACACATCATTGCCTCCTGCGTACTTGAGGTCAGCCGCTTGAGCTTGCACGTGCTGCGAGGTCTTGCTACCGCCTACGGCTTTGTTTACCGCAGGTGAACGATACGCACTCGTTACCTCAATCGCTCCTAACGCATCTCTCGCTGGCTGTAAGACGTTTTCTGCAAGCGCACGAAGGTTGGGTTCCAAGTGCTTCGGTAAAGCGTTAGGAAGGCCTGTATTCGTTTTGGTCAGTTCAGCGAGCGTGAAGTTCTTGGTCATTGAATGAGGTTTTGTCAAATTTCATGCAAATTGCGGCTCAAGGATTATTCTTAAAGTGCATTATACTGCACAAAAGTGAGCCGTATTGTGACTTTAATCGGACATTATCCGAATTAGTTCGTAACAAATAGCATAGTAAATATGTTACGAGCGACCCTGTGAGGCGTAGGGCTTTTTGTAGTTCTTGCTCCGCTTGTTGCTGCTTGCACTCTTTGAATGCTTGCCTCGCTTCTTGCTCTTGCTGATGAACTTACTTACCGCCTGTTGCTTTGCCATCGTTAGGGTCTTTTAAAAACATAAGT